GAGATCTACACTCTTTCCCTACACGACGCTCTTCCGATCTCAATGCAACACTGACGCAACAAAACGCAACGGAGATATAGAGATAGATACAGAGAAAGATAAAGATATAAAGAAAGATATAGATAAAGATAAAGACATAAAGAAAGATAAGCAAAACTTTGTACAAGAAGTTGAAGCAAATCTTGGTCGTGGTCTTGTCAAATTTGAATTTGACATGATCAACGATTATCTGCTCAATCAAAAGGTCTCTACTGAACTATTTCTAGAAGCTGTTAAAATTGCGGTTGCAAACAATGTTCGCAAATTTAATTACATAGCTAGGATTTTAGATAACTGGATCAACCAGGGAATCAAAACTCCTGAGCAGGCATTTCAAGCTCAGCGGGATTTTCAAGCTCGAAAGAATAATAAAGCTATGAGCGCCAACCAAAAAACGGGCGGCAACAATCCTGAATGGAGCAATCCTGATTATAAAAATGAAACTAGTCCTGAAAAACAAGCGGAGCTTGAGAGACAGAAGCAGGAACTATTAAAGAAAATGGAGAAGTAGATGATTAAATTATTACGACAGATATTTCCGCAAGGGAAAGAAGGATGGGTGCGGTACTTTGATTGGTGTGGGTATCACTCATATGTATTTAAACCGATTGAAAAAACACTCGGTTTAATCAAAATCATCTGCGAGGGGTTATTATTTCTGCTGGCATTAACAGCTTTAATACTTCTTTTCCCACTAACGCGGATTGAGTTAAGAGTGAGGTCTTCTAAAGTTAAAAAGAAAATGGAGGAAAAACAAAATGACAAAAACGCTTGAAGAAAAAGTTGAAAAATGGTTTATCGACCGAAACCTACATGAGGCAAATCCAGTCAAGCAATTTGAAAAACTGATGGAAGAAACTGGTGAGCTATTTGAAGGCATTGCAAAAGACAAGCCTGCGCTTATCAAAGATGCACTGGGTGATGTGCAGGTAGTGCTGATTGGATTGGAACAGCAGGTTAAGAACGGGGCTGAGATTGAAGCTAGTCCGCAGGAAATGGAGCTTTTGCTCTTGGTTTCTAGTTTGGGAGAACTGGCTCAGAAGCTTCACAAGCATATCTTTCATAGCGAAACACAGTTGCCGTTAATTCGACCTGAATTGCTATCATTGCATTCATCCATCCATGCTGTCGCAATCCATAACCTGACCACAGCAGATAGTTGCTTGCAGCTTGCATACAATGAAATCAAGAACCGAAAGGGCAAAATGATTGATGGTGTATTTGTGAAGGAGGCGGATTTAGGATGAAAGCAAAAGGACTTTATCTGGCTCTCATCGCTTTGTCGCTATCAATGTTTAATCTAGGTCTTATAGCAGCAAAGCATTACTACGAACCTCAAATTGAAAAATTAGAAAAACAAATGAAGAAAAAAGAGGATAAAAAGACAGTTATCATCCATCAAGCTGATAATGCTGGCGGTATGATGGTTGGCAAGATTACAGAAAAGAAAGTCATACAAGGCCACTATACTGTGACCGCTGGCGCCTATGGAAATTTTTTGGTAACGGAAGAACAATATAGAGAAATTGAAATCGGGGATGACATCCCAGAATTTTTGAAAGGACGTGGGCACTAAAATGAAATGCTATAGTGAACAGATTGCTGATTTAGCTTTGAAAAAAAGTGGGCTTGGGGCTTGCAGAACACTTCCTGATCAAGCATTTCACACAACGATTGAGCAGGATGTCATCAACAAGCCTACCCATTATCAAGGTCGCTATGGTATGGAATCTATTGAAATTCTAAGAAATTTTATGACAGATGAACAGCTAAAAGGATTTTATCTCGGAAATAGCTTGAAATATCTGATCCGTCATCAGAAGAAAAATGGGTTGGAAGATTTGAAGAAAGCTAGAAAGAACCTTGATTGGCTGATTGAATCAGCATTGCCAAAAGAAGAGGAGTTTAACAATGAAATTTAAATTTAAAATACTAGTAGTTTTTACATTGACGCTTGTGTTGCTCGCAGGCTGTCGCAAGGCTGACAGAATTTCGCATAACATATCACGAGAAGCAGATGATATGAACATCACACGAAAGGTGACAGTTATCAACGGAATCAAAGGTGATGTGCTATTTCAAATGACAGGGAATATGTCTATCAGCTACAATAATGAAACGAAGCAGCTGTCTGTCATCGCTGAAGATGACAAAGGAAAGTACAAGAAGCACATTATTGGTATTTCTGATAATGTGTCGTATATCGTCGAAGATATTACTGGTATGAAAGGGATTGATACGAAATATCGGATTTATTTCAATCCCGACATGGTTATTCCGATTGAAGTGAAATCAGCTGATTAGGGATTGGAGGAAATAATGATACCGAAATTTAGAGCGTGGGATCCGCATAAAAAAAAGATGGTTGACGACACGGAATTAGTAATTTGGGGCGGGAATATCTATCAAGGAAATAGACAAAAAATTTTTGAAAGAATTGTAGAAGGCAAAAAAGGGCTTATCGGTTACAGCATTGACGATAAGTATCTCATGCAATCAACAAGAATCAAAAATAAGAACGGCACAGAAATCTTTGAGGGGGATGCGTTAAAAAATAACGACTACCCAAATCAGACTTTTATTTGCAAACATTCAAGGTTGCAAGCGAGCTTTCAAGCGGAAAGTCTAAATGGCTTGTTGACATTATCTTTTTGGAAAGATGAGGAGAGGGATTGGCAAGTTCTCGGCAACATCTATGAAAATCCTGAGTTGGTGGAGGTAATCAATGATTAACAATGTTGTATTGATTGGTCGCTTGACCCGTGATGTTGAGCTACGATATACGCCCTCAAATGTAGCTGTCGCGACTTTCAACTTGGCTGTCAATCGTAATTTTAAAAATCAAGATGGCGAGCGAGAAGCTGATTTTATAAATTGTGTGATGTGGCAGAAGTCGGCTGAGAATCTAGCAAATTGGACACGAAAAGGTATGTTGATTGGGGTTGCTGGACGAATCCAAACCAGAAGCTATGAAAATCAACAAGGTCAACGTGTCTATGTGACGGAAGTTGTCGCAGAGACTTTTCAAGTGCTGGAAAAACGGGATAACTCTGCCAATCATTCAAGCATGGATAGCCAGATGCCGCCAAATTTTGGGAATAGCCAGCCGATGGATATTTCTGATGATGATTTGCCGTTTTAGGAGGGAATGATGAATAAACGTATCAAACAGAAAAAGCGAAAGGCAGCATACAAAATTCCCAAATATATTCTTCGTTTAACTAAAAAATGGACACATTTAGACGATTCAATGCTGTATTGGGCTGCTTTTGGCCCTCAGAAAGAACATCATGTGCCTAAAAAAATGATGGTAAATTTTATCAGAAAGTACAGGAGAATTCATTTCTTTCTAAACGATTTGGAGGGTGAAGAAATTTTTCGCAGTGGTTTCTTTATCTCTCGTGAAGCGTATGGAATCATTCAATATGATGGGGAATTTTGCGATCAAACTGGAGGATACACTGGAGATGATTTTGAGGGCATGTACTACTATCCAATTGGAAACGGTCAATATTTTGGCTATCATTACGAATGTTAGGAGGTGTTTGATGACAAATTACAAGAAACCAACTTATATCATCATCCAAGAAGCAATGGTTGAGCGAATTCGATTTTTAGAAGATGAGCTTTACAATCGTGCTTACAAAGATATCGAAAGGCAAGAAGCAGAGATTGACAGATTGAAAGAAAAATGTGTCAATCTTATGCTAGAAAATGCAGATTATGTCTGGGACGAAATGGCTCGCTCTGCTATGGCTAAGAGAGCAAACACGAGGAGATGGAGGTCAAGAGGATGTATCTAAAATGTAAACACATGCAGGTTGTGAAACATGACTTGCAATACTATATTCAGCGCAAAGGTGCGGATGAACATGATTTAGTAGAGGTGGGAAATGATATTGCTTGAAATTATCGAAATTTTAGGAGCTATGATTATCATAGCGAGCTTGATGGTTCTATTATTGGCTATTGTGGTAAGCGGATGGAGGGTAATTTTTAAAAATGAACAAAAGAATCAAGAAGAAGAAAGCTAAGCAAGCGCTTGAACATCAACAAGAACAGTTCAAGCAAACACTTGAAGACTTTGACCCACAAACAATTCAGATAGCTTTTCAGGAAATAGTAAAGCTGTTCAGAGCAACAAGCAAATCATTAGAAATAGTCTTTGAAAACATCAGACAGGTACTTGAAGCAATTGCAGATCAGATACAACAGGAGGATTTTAGTGAGAAGATTAGACAACAAGGAACTTCAACGGCTAGACAACGAACTTTTCAAGTTCAGCGACTTAGACCGTACAATCAGACTAAGACGAGAAGAGTTGACCACAAGAGACCCAGAGAGCACTTCAAGCGGAGGACATAGCGGAATCAGCAAGCCAACCGAAGTCATGGCTATCAAGCTACTAGACGACCCAACTCTCAAATACCTTGAAGGCTACAAGTCTGTGGTCCAGAAATTGATTAGCGCACTGGTCGCAGAAGACAAGGAAATCTTTGAACTACGCTGGAGCTATCCCTTTCTAAAATGGGAAGAGATTGCTGACAAGAAATTTGTAAGCATTGCAACGATCTACAGAAGACGCAGAATCATTCTTGAGCAATATGCTACAATCAAAGGCGACATCTGAAAATTGAGAAAAAAGGGTACTATTTTTCTCACGAAAAAGATGCTAATATGATAGCATGACATTTTAACAAACAAGAGGACATTCGGAAACGACTGTCCTTTTTTTCGCGCAAAAAAGGAGGTGTAAGCATGAATGAACTACGTTGAACCGATACGAGAAACAGAAGACATTGATATGATGTGTGATTATCTGAGAGATTGGAACTACAGAAACTATCTGATATTTCTAACAGGCATCAACACAGGACTACGCATCTCAGACATCGTTAACCTCAAAGTCTCAAACATTCGTGGCTACTACATCCTACTGATCGAGAAGAAGACAAAGAAACGACGTAAGGTCAAGATGAATGCTTTGCTCAAGAAAGAAATGGATAGGCACATTAAAGGCAAGAAAGTCGGGGAATATCTTTTCCAATCTCGCAAAGGTCGAAACAAACCATTATCAAGACAAGCTGCATATATCATTATCAAGCAAGCTGCTGAAGATTGTGGCATTGAGAACGTAGGTACTCACACGCTTAGAAAGACATTTGGCTACCATTACTATAAAAAGCACAAGGACATAGCTATGCTGATGGAGATGTTCAATCATGCTAGCGCAGCAATTACCAAGCGTTATATCGGATTGAACCAAGACCAACAGGACAGAGCCTTGGCATCTTTTCGTTTAGGCAACTAGCCAATTTGACATAATGAAGCTATGTTAAATTCGGAAATGCAACCACATACAATCCCAGAATTATCAAGGCTTTTGAGAAAATGGCGAAAGTTACACAATATACAAAGAAGATAATTCAGAGGGTAAATTGGTATAGTTTTAGCTGACAAAGTTCGCAAGAATTATTTTTGGGTGATTTTGAAATTTGAGAAAAAAGGGTACTGTTTTTCTCACGAAAAAGGTGCTAATATGATAGCATGAAATTTTAACAAGCAAGAGGACATTCGGAAACGGCTGTCCTTTTTCTGTTACCAGGAAGGAGACAGGCATGAAACCAAAACATTATCCATATTCAGGAAAACCAAAGGTCGTTGAGTCAGTCACATACTATAGTCTAGACGCTCACAAGTTAGCATCCCAAACGGACACTAGAAAGTTCATCGGTAAAAATAGCGTATGACTTTCAAACCAGTCAGAAAAACCCTAAAGACTAGTCGTTGGGATAAGTTCAGGGGTCGCATGATGAAGCGTGACAAGTATCTGTGCCAAGAGTCTTTAAGGTATGGCAAGAGAGTACCAGCTGAGATGGTCCATCACATCTACCCTGTTTCTGAATATCCAGAACTTGAATTCGTTGCTTGGAACGTGATTAGCCTAGCTAACAGGGTACACGGCACCTTTCATGACCGTGTCAACGATAAGGTCATAGGTCAAGGGTTGTGGTGGCAAAGAAAAAGAAAAAAAGATTTTGATGAATTTTATAAAAATTTTTCAAAAAAATTTTGAACCCCCCACCCTCGCGAAAAAAATTTGAACGGCTTGGGGACCGGGAAGGGGAAGCATTTCCCCCTCTGAGTCCCCGTGAGAATTTTAAGCATATTTTTGAACACGAATTTTGAAAGGAGGTGAAAAATTGGCAAGACCAAGAGGTCAGAGCACCATCAAGACAAGAATTGTGAAATCCATGAAAGACATGGGGACATATTCGAAGCACTATGATGACATCATAGAAATTTATTCTGGTTTGCTCTACGACTACAAGAACGCTCGTGATGAATTTCTAGCTAATGGCTCTCAGATCACTGAGGAGCATGAGACAGGTCGCGGAACAATCGTGGAACGTAAGACCCCACTTGTCCAGACGATGGAAAATCTCAGAAAAGACATCATCACATATTCTGATAGGCTTGGACTCAATCCAAAAGCTGTTGGAATTGAGCCACCGAAAGCCAAAGATGCTGGCAGACTTGAAGGAATGATTGCCAATATTATTTGAGAGTCAAGAACAAATCACCAAATTTCAAAATTGCAGTTGATTATTCTGAGGGTGTCGTGTCAGGGAAGATTGACGCAGGCAAACGTCGTAGGAAAGCATGCCAAAGATTTCTCAAAGAACTGGAGAGTGACCGCTTTGATTTCAAAAATGAGCAGTTTGACTTTGTAGTCAAGTTCATTGAAGGCTTAGTTGTCCATCGAAAGGGTGAATCTTTGGATGGCATGCCTCTGACAAACGTCCCTTTCATTCTTCAGCCTTGGCAAATATTCTGTATTGTCAATCTTTTTGGCTTTTTCAACAAAGGAACAACGATAAGGCGCTTTACTGAGGCGCTTTTTATGTTGCCTCGTAAGAATGGTAAGACGCCTTTTGCTTCTGCCATCGCTCTGGCCACTTCCATTTTGGATAATCAGAGCGGATCTAATGCTTACATCCTTGCTAACTCTCTCAAACAGACTAGAGAAAGCTTTGATTTTATGACTCACACAGTCAAGTACTGGAAAGACAAGTCAATCAAAATCAAAGACAACAACAATGAGCATGTTATCCGAAAGGAATTCTCAAAAGGTTCTTTCACGATCAACGCTCTTGCTGCTGAAGAAGACAATCTTGACTCTTTTAACGGGAACATCATCATTCTTGATGAAATTCACGGTATGAAATCATCCAAGAAATACACTTTGATGAAGAATGCCATGAGGGCATACCGTAATAAGTTGCTTATGGCCATCACCACGGCTGGTGACAAACCAAACGGCTTCCTTGCTCAGCGTTTGAAGTATTGTGATAAGGTCCTTGATGGAACTGTTGAAGATGATAGTTACTTTCTCTTTATCTGTGACGCAGACACGGATAAGGACGGTAAGATTGTTGACTTTACCAACCCAATCTATATCAAGCAAGCTAACCCGTCGCTTGGTGTGACGGTTGAACTCAAGGAGTTAGTGCATGATGCAGAGGTTGCTCTTGCTGATCCACAGACTCGCAATGAGTTCTTCAACAAGACGCTAAACGTCTTTACCAACTCAATGACTGCCTACTTCAATGTCCAGGACTTCATCAATTCAGATTTGAACTATGACTGGACGCTGGAAGAGCTGGCCAAACTGCCAATCAAATGGTATGGTGGTGCTGACTTGTCGAAACTACATGACTTAACGGCTGCTGCTTTATACGGGAATTATGGAGATGTTGACATTGTCATCACTCACGCATTCTTCCCAATCACTGCCGCACACCAGAAAGCTAATGATGACGGAATCCCGTTATTCGGTTGGGAACAAGATGGCTGGTTGACCATGTCAAACACGCCTACAGTTTCCTATGACGATATCGTCAACTGGTTCGTCATGATGAGAGACAAGGGGTTCAAAATCAAAAAAGTTGGCTTTGACAAAAAGTTTGGTCGTGAGTTTTTCTCTGGTATGAAGAAGGCAAGGTTCAGCATCGTTGATGCTCCTCAGTATTTCTGGAAGAAATCAGAAGGTTTCAGACGGATTGAAACCAAGGCGCTCAATGGTCAGCTTTACTACTGCCACTCGGACGCTTATGAGTATTGTGTTGGAAATGTTCGCGGTATTGAGAAAGTTGATGACATGATCCAGTATGAGAAAGTTGAAAAGAATCTTAGGATTGACTTATTTGATGCCTCGGTATTCGCTGGGTGTCAAATGCTAGAAGACAGTGAAAACGCTGGCGCTATTAGCGGCTGGCTTAATGGAGGTGCTTAATGTCTAAGCGTAAACGAAAAAATGCAAATAAAATCAGGTCAGAGCCATCATCGGCCATGCAGATGTTTGTCAAGGATGACTTGTTTTCATCTTTGATAACAAACGGCTATACCCGTCTCTCTGATTGCCCAGAGGTCCACATAGCGGTGCATAACATTGCTGACCTGGTTTCATCCATGCCAATCCATCTGATGGAGAATCAGGAGAATGGCGATATCAGGGTAAAGAATGAGCTATCAAGAAAAATTGATATCAATCCTTACAAATGGATGACTCGTAAGAAATGGATTTATAACATTGTCAGAACCTTGCTTTTGGAAGGTGATGGCAATGCTGTTGTCTATCCAATTATCAACAAGGATGGGCTGATTGATGACTTGAAGCCTTTGCCACCGTCCAAAGTATCTTTTGATGGCGATGAATTTGATTATCACATCAAGTACAATTACCAACAATCATTTGGACCTGATGAAGTGCTGCACTTTTCTATCAATCCAAGCCCAGAAAAACCTTGGCTTGGGAATGGCTACAGGATAGTGCTTGGAGATATTCTCAAAAATCTCAAACAGGCATCTGCTACGAAGAATGAGTTCATGAGCGGCAAATATATGCCATCGCTAATTATCAAGACCGATGCCAACACAGCTGAACTGGCCACTGAAGAAGGCCGAGACAACGTTTTTAACAAGTATATGGCAAGCACATCAGCTGGCAAGCCGTGGATTATTCCAGCGGAAGCCTTTCAAGTCGAACAAATCAAACCACTTAGTCTAAATGACATTGCCATCAAGGACACGGTAGAAATCGATAAGACAACACTCGCCAAAGTCCTTGGCGTCCCGCCTTTCCTTGTCGGAGTCGGAAACTTCAACAAGGATGAGTATGACAATTTTATCAGTACTAAGATTAAGTCAATAGCTGACACCTTACAGCAAGAAATGACAAGACAACTGCTCTATGCACCGTCTTATTATTGGCTGTTCAATTGGCGCAGTCTGTTGACCTACGACTTGAAAGCCTTGTCTGACATTGGTTCAAACCTCTACATCAGAGGTCTTATGGAAGGTAATGAAGTCAGAAACTGGATTAACTTACCACCAAAAGAAGGACTTGACGAACTTGTTATTTTGGAGAACTTCATCCCAGTTGACAGGATTGGCGATCAGAAGAAATTAGAGAAAGGAGACGAAAGTGACTAGAACAACATTCACTACACGGTCTTTCAAGTCAGACTTGAAAGTTCGTGAAGCGACTGAGCAAGAAGAAAAAGTCATTGAAGGCTATTTTGTGGTCTTTGACTCTGTGACAGAATTATGGCCAGGCTGCTTTGAAGAAATCGCTAGAAGCGCTTTTGATGACACGCTAGAAAACGACATCAGGGCTCTCATCAACCACAATACTGAGCTTGTACTTGCTCGCACTAAGTCTGGGACATTGACCCTACGTGTCGATGAAAAAGGGCTATGGGCACGTATTGTTGTCAACGAAAATGACATTGACGCCCTGAACCTCTATGCTCGTGTCCAACGCGGAGACGTTGACCAATGTTCATTTGGTTTTAACGTTTTGGATGAGGACATTGAGTACCGTGATGACGGCACGACAAAGTGGACCATCAATAAGGTTGATCTACATGAAGTGTCAGTCGTGACCTTCCCAGCCTATGAAGACACAGGGGTTCAAGCTAGAAAGCGTGAATTTGAAGAAATCAAAGAACGCTCGCTAGAATCCAGAAAGAAAGCACTAAAGGAGAAACTTAGGAATGTTAAAACAACTCATGCTACGTCGTAAGATTAACGTCTTACGTGAAAAATTATCCGAAATCAAAAAGGGTAAAGACTTCAAGAAGCGCAATGAAGAACTTGAAGCTGCTATCGAAGAAGCCAGCACAGATGAAGAAATTCAAGCTGTTGAGGCTGAAATTGAAGATCTTGAAAAGGAACAGGAAGAATATCAGGAAAAAGTTGATGAAATCCAAGAAGAGATTGAAGAACTTGAAACTGAATTGGCAGAGCTTGAAGACAATGAACCTCAAGCAGAGCCAGCCAATGATCCTGAACCAGCACCAAGCGCACGCAGTAAACAAAAAGGAGAAGACAATCTTATGACTCGCAACAAATATTTTGGTGGCATGACACGCTCTGCCATGGAAACTCTTGTCAAGAACGACAAGGTTCAAGAATTCCTTGAACAGACACGCAACCTCATGACAGAAAAGCGCTCTGTTAAAGGCGCTGACCTGACTATCCCAGAAGTGTTCTTGGACTTGCTACGCAACAACATGGACCAGTATTCAAAACTGATCACTAAAGTTTGGCTCAAGCCAGTTAAAGGTAAAGCACGTCAAAACATCGCAGGAACTATTCCAGAAGCTATCTGGACTGAAATGGTTGCTAAACTCAATGAAGTTGACTTCAACTTCAACCAAATTGAAGTCGATGGTTACAAAGTCGGCGCCTTCACAGCTGTTCCAAATTCAATCTTGCAAGATAGTGATATCAATCTTGCTAATGAACTTCTTTTCGGTCTTGCTCAAGCTATCGGTTACGCTGTTGATAAATCAATTCTTTACGGAAAAGGCACAAAAATGCCTGTTGGGATTGTAACTCGTCTTTCTGAAACATCTGAGCCAAACTACTGGGGCAAGAATGAACAAGACTGGACAGACTTGCATGAAACACACCTATCAACTATTCCAGCTGGCATTACAGATCCTTTGAAGTTCTACCAAGAATTGGCAACTAAGCTCAATGTGATTAAAAGCGATTACTCAGACGGCAACGTCTTCTGGGCAATGTCTCGCAACACACATCAAGCGCTTAAAATCAAACTCTTGTCATTCAATTCATCAGCTGCTATCGTTTCAGGTCTTGACAACACTCTTCCAGTAATTGGGGGTGAGGTCGTTGAGCTCAACTTCATTCCTGATGGTCACATCGTTGGTGGTTTCGGTTCTCTCTACCTTCTTGCCGAGCGCGAAGGTGCAACCATGGCATCATCTGAGCACGCTCAATTTATCGAAGACAACACGGTCTTCAAGGGTGTTGCACGCTATGACGGCCGTCCAATTTTCGGTGAAGCATTTGTGGCAGTCAACGCATCTGGTAAAGATGGAGCTGTTGCACCAAAACCAACTGACGTGACTTTTGCTGCTGACAAAGCTAATGCTTAAGGAGGTATATCATGACTAAAGAAATTAAAGTCTCAGCTCAAGCGCTGGTCAATTTTGCAGACTCTCAGGCTGTCAGTGGCATCCGACACATGGGCGAACAATTTGAGACAACACAAGAGCGTGCTGACTATCTCAATAATTTACGTGATTTTAAACTTGTCAAAGTCTTGGAAGTCATCGAAGAAAATCAGGAAGAAGACAAGCTTCCTGATTCTGAAACCGTAGAAGAAAAGCCAAAAGCTAAGACTGGTAGAAAAGGCAAAAAAGCTACTAAAACCAGTGTCTCAGAGGGCGATTCTGAGGCCGTTTCAGACGAAAAAGACGGACAAGAACCAAAAGAAGACGCTGAAACTGGCGAATAATCATGGCTAAAGAAGATGTTTTGAAGCTGCTTAAATTTAAAGATGGCATCAGAACAAACAAGCGTGATGACTACCTCAACCCATTGATTGATAGCGCAATTGATGAGCTTAAAAACATCAAGGGGATTGCTTTGGATTTAGAAAAAGAATCTCACAAAACATTCGTTGCTGATTGGGCATACTACAAGTATGTGAGCCGTGACAACCCTGTCATGCCTCAGTATCTCAAGCAACAACTGCATGATTTTCAGATTTCTTATCCAAAAGCAAAAGGAGGTTAGTCATGGCTTGGGAACATGATGTCACTCTGATCAGTCGTAAACAGGTTGATGAAGATGAGCTACTACAGCCCATCTTTGAAGAGCAGAAAGAAGAGATTGCTTGCAACAAGCGGTCTCTGACTCGCTCTGAATTTTATTTCGCAGCGCAAGCTGACATGAAACCAACCATGATCCTTGAAGTCCACTCATTTGAGTATGACAATCAGGACTATCTGGACTTTGAAGGCGAACGCTACAAGGTTAGCAAGACTTTTGAAAAGAGCCCAGAGATAATCGAATTGACCTGTGAGAAGGCTGTAGAAACTAGCGAGGTAGATGATGGCTAATGATTTAGCGGACGAAATTGCCAAGGCTTTAGCTGAGTACTCAGAAGAAATCGCTGAGGAAATTGATAAGGCAGCTGAGGAAGTTATCACTGAAACTGTTGAAGAATTGAGAGCCACATCTCCAAAAAGAAAAGGCAAGTATGCTAAAAGCTGGGCAAAGAAAAGAGACAAGAAAGGAACATGGGTAGCTCATGTAAAGGCTCCACATTACCGCTTGACGCACTTGTTGGAATATGGTCACGTCTTGAAAAGTGGTGGACGTGCCAAGGCACATGTGCACATCGCACCAGCTGAACAGCATGCTATAGAAAAATTTGAAGAAAGAATCACGAGGTTAGGGAAATGATGACAAAATCAGAATTTGCCAAACTACTGAAAAAATTGAAAATACCAGTCAGGTACAGAGCTTTTAAAAAAGGCGAGGCGCCTCAACCTCCATACGCAGTCTATTATCAGCTTGGTAAAGAGAATTTCAACGCTGACAATCAGCCTTATTTTACGACCGAATCAGTTATCGTCGAACTGATTACGACTAAAAAAGACGAAGCATTAGAATTGAAACTTGAGAACCTGTTGACAGAAAACAAGCTCTTTTTTGAATTTGATAATGAAAGCCAGCTAGACAGCGAAGGACTTTATCAGGTCTCTTATGTTGTCTATTTAATTTAAGGAGGAATCTATGACTAAACAAAATAACAAAGTCGAATATGGACTGGAAAATGTCCACTGGGCAACAATCACAGAAGCTGAAGATGGGAAAATTACCTATGGTACGCCAGAACCATTACCTGGTGCTAATAAGCTAGAATTAGAACCAAAAGGTGAAACAATGACATTTAATGCGGATAACACTGAATATTTTGGCGGCGAAACCAATCTTGGGTATACAGGAACGGCCACTTTCGCAAAACTTACAGAAAGTTTCTTAATGAAAGTTTTAGGAGAGGTTTTGGAAGAAGACGGTACTGTCTCTGAAATCTCAAATGCAGTCACTTCGCGCTTTGCACTTATGTTTCAATTTGAAGGGGATAAACTGCAAACTCGACATGTACTTTATTATTGTAAGGCTAGTCGTCCAAAAGGTGGGTCACAGACAAAAGGAAGTGATGTTAATACGGTAGAGCTGGAATTTTCTGCAACTCCTCGACCAATTGATAAACGTGTTAAGAATCGCACAACAAAAGACACAACAGATGAAGTTTACAATAACTGGTTTAAGTCCGTGCATGAGCCAGCTGCTAAAGTTGAGAATCCAGGAGGTCGATAATGGAACGCACTATTGAAATTGATGGTATTGATTATCGTTTAGTGACAAACGCTTTTACTCCAATTGCGTACAAAAATCAATTTGGTCGTGACTATTTTCAGGATATGCTGAATATGTTTGAGGGCGAACAGATGATGAACATGATTAAAGCAGCTGAAGGAAATCAAAACGTTACTGAACTTGATATGTCAGCGTTAAAAAACTTTGATATGACCTTTTTCCAACGTTTATTTTGGGTCTTTGTCAAATCGGCTAACCCACAAACAGAGCCTTTTGAACAGTATTTCCAAAAAATGGAACGTTTCCCAATTTCAGAAATTGCACCTATCATGATGGAAATGCTTGAGGATAATATGGCAACTAAAAAAAAGTCGATGACTCCACCAATGCAAGCAATGAGGTATTCACAGTAGAGTCCTACCTGGCTTGCTGCAAAGAGACAGGCTTGTCATTAGACGAACTCAAAGAAATTTCAATGGGAATGGCTTTGGATTACCAGACAGACTACATCAACGCACGAACCGAAAACTCAGAAGGAAATTCTGGACCAACTCGCAAAGCTAGTCAATCAGATTTTAATTCATTTTAATAACGGGCCGTCATTTTGACGGCTTTTATTTTCAAAGAAAGGAGATATATGGCTGGAAAAATCAAAGGGATAACCATTGAAATTGGTGGCAATACCCAACCGCTTGAAAAAGCTTTGAAAGGTGTTAATGATAGTTCTGTTAAGACTTCAAGAGAAATCAAAGAAATTGATAAAGCTTTAAAATTTGACCCAGGAAATGTTGTCTTGCTGACGCAGAAACAAGAACTGTTAGGAAAGCAAATTGCTACTAACAAAGAAAAACTTGAAACGTTGCGTCATGCTCAATCACAAGTTGAATCACAGTTCAAATCTGGCGAGATAGGAGCAGAACAGTATCGAGCCTTTCAGCGTGAAGTTGAGCAGACAAAGAATATTCTAGGTAGTTATGAGAATAAGTTAGAAAATGTTAATCAGGCATTAGCTGGTAATGGTCAGGCTGTAGAGAATAACACTAAGACAATGAAAGGTTTGCAAGAAGAAACGAATAATCTCTTGAAAGCTGACCTTATCAATGATTTTAGCGATAAGCTATCTGCCGCTTCAGACAAACTTGTAGACATCGGAAAAAATGCTTTGGATGCCTTTAGAGAAGTTGATGAAGGTATGGATACCATCACAACAAAAACAGGAGCTAGTGGTCAAGCGTTAGCTGATATGCAAGATATTGCTAGCAACCTTACTACATCTATTCCGACAGATTTTAAAACAGCGGGTAGCGCTGTAGGAGAGTTGAATACTCAATTTGGTTTGACTGGCGATGCATTACAATCTGCCTCTGAATATCTGATTAAGTTTGCGGATATCAATGGTGCTGATGTAACTGATACAGCAGTATCAGCTAAACAAGCAATTGAAGCTTATGGACTGCAAGCAAGTGACCTGAATAGTGTTCTTGATACAGTTACCTATACTTCACAAGCTACAGGTGTTGGTGTGCAAGACTTAATGAGTAAGGCAATTGCTGGCGCACCTCAAATCAAGCAATTAGGTTTATCTTTTAATGAAGGTGTTACCCTTATGGGGAAATTTGAGCAAGCAGGTGTTGATTCATCCGCTGCGTTAGGTTCTTTATCAAAAGCTTCTGTCACCTATGCTAAAAATGGGAAGTCGTTAAAAGATGGACTTGCTGAGACCGTCGAGAAAATAAAAAATAGCACAAATGAAACCGAAGCATTAACAGTAGCTTCTGAGATTTTTGGAACAAAAGGTGCTTCACGAATGGTTGATGCTATTAAACGTGGAACCCTTTCATTTGATGACCTTGCTAAAGCTGCCGAAAATTCATCAGGTGTTGTCGGAAATACATACAATGAAACGCTTGATCCAATAGATGAGTTTACAGTAGCTCAAAATACTGCAAAGAAAGCTATGTCAGAAGTTGGAGCTGCCATCGCTGAGACTCTAGCACCTGTTTTAAAATCTTTAGGAAAAATTTTAAAACAAGTGGCTGAATGGTTTAGCCACTTATCAGCTCCAGTTAAACAGTTTATTGTTATTTTTGCTTTAGGTGTTACTGTCGTTGGAGCTCTGTTGCCTGTATTTTTAGCCCTTCAAGCCGCAGCATTGGCAGCAGAAACGACTATAGGTGGATTAGTTGCTGCTTTCTTACCTATTGCAGGAATAATACTAGGAGTTATTGCAGTTGTTGCTCTATTGGTTATAGCTTTTAAAACTCTTTGGGATAATAACAAAGAATTTAGGAATGCTGTTACTCAGATTTGGAATAGCATTCTAAAAATATTTAAGAATATTATTTCTGAAATTTCATCTTTTATCATGAGTATTTGGGGGGACTTAACCAAATGGTGGAAAGATAATCAGAAACTAATCCAATCAACAACTAGAATTGTTTGGAACAACATCCAAAAAATCATCAAGATAGTCATGAAAGTGATTGGTCCAATAATTAAAGCAGCAATGACCAATATAAAAACAATAATCAAAACAACTTGGACGATTGTTAAGACAATTATTTCCACTACGCTGAATGTTGTGTTAGGTATTATTAAAGCAATTATGCAAGTTATAAATGGTGACTGGAAAGGTGCGTGGCAAACTCTCAAAGATACTGCTAAAGTCTTTATTGAAAGTGTGAAAGCGGTTGTCAATACAGCACTTGAAGCACTAAAAGCAACATTCACAAATTCATGGCAAGCAATGAAACAGGTTGTTTCCACTGTACTTGCTGCAATTGTATCAATTGTTCAAAGTATTTGGTCTTCTATTGTGAGCTATTTAAGCGGTGTTGGCCAGTCAATCCATAATACAGCTTCCAATATTTGGAATTCCATTTTATCGACATTAAGTGGCATTTGGAATAGCATCTACAATGCTGTGATGAATGTTTTTAATGCGGTGGCTAACTTTTTATCAAATCTATGGAATACTATCTCAAGCACAGCATCCAACGTCTGGAATGCCATTATGATGACACTGCAGTTTATTTGGAACAGTATTTATAATACCGTTATGTCCGTCTGGAATGCTATTTGGAACTTTTTGTCAAATTTGTGGAATACAATTTCTACAACAGCTTCAAATATTTTTAACGGTATAAAAAATACAATTTCAAACATTTGGAACGGCATGCTTCTTACGACTCAATATATTTGGAATGGTATTAAAGATACTATTTCAAACACAATCAATGGTGCTAAAAATATTGTAAAAAATACCATTGAAGCTATGAAAAGATTATTTGATTTCAAATGGTCACTACCTAAACCCAAAATTCCTCACTTTACTGTGAGTGGAGGAAAAGCACCTTGGGGATTCGGTGGTGAAGGCTCCCTTCCTAGTATAGGAGTTGAGTGGTACGCTAAAGGTGGTATTTTGACAAAACCAACTGCTTTTGGGATGAATGGTACTAATCTTATGGTTGGTGGCGAAGCAGGTGCTGAAGCTGTATTACCACTTAATGAAAGCACGCTTGGTATGATTGCAGATCGCATTATGTCAACAGTCACAGATAAGATAGTGGTTAATGTTCCTAAACAAGAACCTCAACCAATTATCTTAAACGTTGATGGGAAGACATTTGCTAAGTTGATGGTAGGTTACATCTCTGATGCACAAGCTGATCGTCTGAGAATTATAGAAAGTGGAGGGACAATTTAATGTCTATGAAACATTATGGCATTACATTCAATGGCAGGCATTCATTCGATGATGAGGGATTGATTCTGCTTGAAGATAAAGAAATTGGCATTCCAAATAAGAAGAAAGTCACTATACAAGTGCCATTTTCAAATGAAGTCTATGATTTTTCAACTGTTTATGGTGGTCAGTTATATGAACAACGGAAACTAACCTACAATATCCAAATCCAAAATAATATTTATGGAACTAAAGAAGCCATGAATATGACCAAAACTAAAGCAATTAACTGGCTTATGGGAACGACTGGATATACTAAACTCATTGATGATGCCTATCCTGGTTATTATTTTATGGCTGAGGTTCAAGGTAGTTCATCATTTGTTGAAGATTGGAGTCATGGAGTCTTGAAAGTCACTTTCACGGCTTATCCTTTTATGATTTCGGAAAAAGCTGAGGGTAGTGATATTTGGGATGATATCAACTTCGAACTTGATGTATTACAAGATGTCTCTTTTGATGTTAAGGGAGAAATGACTATTCTGCTCTACAATAACGGTATTAGTCTAGCTCGTCCAGAAATCACGGCAACAGCACCGTTTAAACTAACGCTTGATGGCAATGAGCACAGTATTAGCGTAGGAAGTCGTATCTATGATTATTTGACACTGTCAGATATGAATGAAATTCACATTGTAGGAACTGGACGAATTAGCTTTAAGTGGTTTAAGGAGTTAATCTGATGTATCGAGTAACTTTAATAAATGATGGACGTGAAACGATCATTCATAATCCTTATACAGGTGGAAATAAATTGTTGACAGGTGTTATCAAACTGGAAATCAACAAGGTTGGTCAGTTTGACTTTCAGTTTTTGCCAAATAATGACGGTTATAAGTCTAAAATCAGACCTCTACTCACATTAGTACAAGTTGTTAATGAAGTAACTGACAAAGAGGTCTTTTATGGTCGCATTGGACCAATTGCTAAAGATATGGTTGAGTCTGGTATCACGTCATTTACATATAATGCAAAAAGTGAACTTGATTTTCTAAATGATAGTAAGCAAAAGCCACTTATTTTCAAAGGTGGAAAACGCGCACTCTTGCAGCGCCTGTTAGGTTATCATAATCAAATGACTGAGAACTACAAATCTTTTCAGATTGGGAAGATTACTGATTTTATTAGTGGAAATGACTATATTGAGTGTGAAATTGACGCTACGAAGACCACTTTAGCAATTATCACCGAGCTTATCATTGATAAATTTAGCCTGGAAATGCAAGTCAGACGTGAAAATGGTGTCCGTTATCTTGATATAAAGAAAAAGATTGGAACTGATAGCAATACAGCTATTAAATTAACGGTTAATATGGTCAGAAATTCTCAAAAGCTTAATCCAGATGAAATCAAGACTAGACTTGTGCCGCTTGGAAGGCGTAATGAGAACACAGGGGAGCGTCTAACTATTGCTAGTGTTAATGGTGGTAGAGATTATATTGATAGACCTGATTTGATAGACGAATTTGGGATAAAATGTGATAACCTCACACTAGATGATGAAACAGATCCAACAGCTCTGAAAAAGGCTGCTGAGGAAGTGATGAAAAATCAAAAAACAGCGAATTATCAATATACGTTAGATGCTATCAATCTTAATCTTATTAAACCGAATTTTGATGAACTGGTTGAAGGAAATACTTACCCAGTCATCAATCCTGTCATGGGAATTGATGAACGTCTTAGAATTGTCAGTCGTCAGATTGACATCTCCAAAGTTGAAAAATCAACTTTAACTATTGGTGACAAATTCAAATCTGCTGAAGAGTATCAAGCAGAACTTATCAGACAACGTACACAAAATCTAGTTTCCAAACAACGACTGGAAGCAACAGAGGAAGCTTTGAAAAAAATTCAGGAAGAAATGGCAAAACAAAATCCAGACACAAAGCCAACCGAACCTGAAAAAACAGAAGGAGAGAGTTAATGGCAGGAATTGACAAATATTTAGACATCATAAAAAAAGGAGTTTTCGGTCGCGATGTTAGAAAAGCAATTCATGATGGAATAGAACAAGTTTATGAAGATGCAACATTTGATGGAAACACAAATATGGAGGTTGCAAAAGCAAGAGGGAACGCTAATACATTATCTGACCGTTTGCAAGGTATTGATGGTGATTTAGCAAATTCTTTTTCTGATATCCAAAAAAATAATTCTCGAATTGATAATCTTATCGCTAACGCAGGAAATGGAAGTGTACCAAGCGAATTAACAGACATTCGAATTGGTGCTGACGGTAATACGTATGTTAGTGCTGGACAAGCAATTCGCAATCAATTCACCAATGCTTTAACTGGTGAAATTCAGATTAGTTCAGTTGAGGATTTAGTCCCTCCATACAATGATTTAGACACGTTACCGGTAAATTCAATTGTTTTATATGCGTTTTATAAAAAAGTAGCTCATAAACCTGATAATGATTATATAGGAGGCGCCAATGTGCAAACAGTTAATTATCATGGTAAGAGCAAACTTGGAGCAACTCAGATTTTAACCCAATCAGATGGTACAATGTTTAATCGTGTTTTTTGGCGAAAAAATGAAGTAGATCAGTGGACGGATTGGCAAATTATTAGTCGAGATAATAGTATTGTTTCTGGCGATAAACAAATTATTGATAAAGAAGATTTAGTCCCTCCATACAATGATTTAAATACTTTAAAACCAAATACTATTCTGACTTATGCACATTATGGTGAGGTAGAAAACAAACCTGATAATAGTTATATGGGTGGTGCGACCGTTATGACTATTAGTTACTCTAAAAATTCATTCCCAGGCATGTTTCAAATTCTTATTCAAAAAGATGGTACGATGTATCATCGTATCTATTGGTACATTACTGGGAAAAATCAGTGGTCAGATTGGAAAAAGAGTTTGACAGAAGAAGACGTGGTTGCTATGAGAGAACCATTTCAACCTTCTATTGCTTTATTTGAAAAAATTGGTGTAATCGGAGATAGCTATTCTAGCGGTGAAATATATCCAGATGGACATCGCATTGATAAATACAGCATTTCATGGGGGCAAGTGTTGGCCAGAAAAAACGGTGTGTCTTGTACTAATTTTAGTCGTGGAGGACTAACTACAAGAAGTTGGTTAAGTGAGCCAATTGGGCTTGAAAAGTTGAATGCTTCTGAGCCCCAAAATCTGTACTACATTAGTCTAGGTATAAACGACAAAGATAAGCTTGGTACATCGTACATCGGTACAGAAGTAGATATTGAGAACGGTTCAGATACATTTTATGGAAACTATGCCAAAATTATTAAAGCAGTTCAATTTAAAGCGCCCCATGCAAAAATTATCTTGATTGATTCAGCTTGGTCGTCTGGTGATACCGATCCATTTTATATCGCAACAAAAAACATTGCAGCTCATTTCGGACTGCCGCTACTTAAACATCAAGATGATCCATTTTTAGCATCGGCTCAGTTTAAAAATGATTTGATGGATAAAGGTCATCCAGTTGCCATTAGCTATGCTGCAATGGCAACTTCGTTTGAAAAATTAACATTACAAGCTCTTAGAGATAATATTAACTATTTTAAAGATTATAGAGGATAAAGAAGGAGAAACACATGAATTTTACATTTTTTAGTTTTTTAAGAGCCGTCACTCGTACTGAGGACGGTTTAATTTTATATGCTTTGGCGCTTATTGTCATTTTAGAAATCATTGATTTTGTGACAGGCACATTTGCAGCAATTATCAATCCAGATATCGAATATAAAAGCAAAATTGGCATCAATGGTTTGCTTAGAAAAGTCATTGGTGTTTTTATTTTGCTAGTGCTTATTCCAATGTCTGTACTATTACCTGAAAAGACGGGCTTTGCTTTCCTATACTCAATTTATTTGGGCTATCTAGTCTTCACATTTCAATCTCTCATCGAGAATTACCGTAAGATGAAAGGATATGTTGCTATTTTTCAGCCTATTGTCAAAGCTTTGCAAAAATTGATTGACAAAGGAGATGATGAGTCATGACCTATGCTGTAACATTCGTGATAGGAGCAGTTTTGGGGTTTATCATTTGTGCAATTTGCGCATCATCGAAATAAAAGGAGAATAAAATATGAGTATTGAATCTAGTATTGCAGAAATGCGCAACTTAGCAGCTACCCCTGTTTACTATGACATGGGCGACCGTTATGGAAATGACGCAGACCGAGACGGGCGAATTGAGTACGATTGTAGTTCTGCAGTTAGTAAAGCAGTCGGATTGAGCCTTAACAACAACACAGAGACGCTGAAGAGCAATTTACCTAAAATCGGCTATAACTGCGTCTATGACGGCGTAGATGGCTCTTTTGACGCTCAAAGGGGCGATGTGGTTATTTGGGGGCCTCGTGATATGTCTAGCTCGCTTGGTGCTTTTGGTCATGTTGTGATTATGACTGGTCCGTCTACAATGATCCACTGCAACTATGGCTATGACGGCGTGACCGAAAACGACTACAATCAAATTTGGGAAATCAACGGACGACCTCGTGAAACAGTCTACCGCTTGAATGCCCAAGCACAGGCCGCACCAGATCCACAGCCACAAGCAAGCAATAAGTTAAAGGTTTATCAAGTCAACGATTTGCAGTTTGTCAACGGCATTTGGCAAGTCAAGTGCGATGACCTGTGTCCAGTCGATTTTGACTGGACAGACAATGGAATTGATGTTGCAGACATTGACCTTGTGGACAGCAATGGCAATGTACTAGCAGACCAAGAGACAAAACTAGGTAGCTACTTTGTCATCAATCCTAATAAGGTTGTCTCTGACGGTGAGGGAGCTTATGGCTTTGGTAATTATTACTGGAGGCATGTCACTCTTGCAGCAAGTGGCCAGATTTGGCTGTCTGTATGGGATGTTAATCATTTGCTTTATGGATAACAGTAAACCCTAGCTTTGGCTAGGGCTTTTTTATTGTAAAAATTTTAAAAAAAGTTGATTATTTTTAAGAAAAAGTGTTGACATTCACGGTTTACCGTGATATAATATAATCAGAAAGGAGGAAAGATATGAAAATTTCAGAGATTGCCGATTTAATGGTAGCAACGGGAACCTTGTTAACAGGGATTGCAAGTGTTATCATGGCAATAAAAAAAGAGCCGAAAGAACGCAAGCCACGCAAAGCAAAGCGGTTCAAATAAGGCTCTTGTAGGTCGGGGGCGAAAGCCCCTGCTCCTACTTTGATTATATCATATCAAACGAAAAAATGAAATATTTACCAATATTCGTACTCGTGTTCTTTGTATTTATAGTAATCCTAAAGGATAAACGAAAATAGGAAGGATTCCAAAATGAGAAAAGAAATAGAAAAATTATTAGAAAGCAAAGTAAGCACAAGCGCAATTGCTAAAGGTGCCAACCTACCTTGGTCTACAGTAGCAGACCTCAGAAGCGGGAAAACCAACATGGACAAAATGTCTTTATTAACAGCTGAAAAATTATATAAATATGCAAAAGAAGAGGAATTAGAAATGAAAAAGAACAAGAAATCTTAGACATTATCAAAGAAATGGATTTAGAGCCAGATATGCTTGACATTTGGGAAAACGAAGATGGCTACATCAGCATCCAAAGTCGTGGAATGGCTCCAGCCAACGAAGAAGAACTTAATTTAAAATACACTGGATATGTAGATAATGGCGAAGTTCAGTTTGAATAAAAAAGAGACCTTGTCCAGAAGGTCGGTGATTTGGAGGGGACACCCTCCGCGAACATTGATATGATAAGGTTTAAAATTACCTTTTTCATAATAATCTCCCTATAAGAGTCGCCCAATCGGCGGCTTTTTTGTTGT